ATTACGTAGAACTAGTTGGACAAAGTATGAATTCTTGTACGTACTGGGGATACAGAAGAACTATTGTTACCAACATCTGCACCAACACAGTGGTTTCGGACACAACTGTACGTCGCCCAGAAGGAGACTACACTCAGACTGGCACTGGCGGAACATGTGCCAACTAATGATATAATTAATTTATGAAAGACAAAGAAACCGCTAAGGTCAAGATAACAGTACTGGTTGGCGAAGAACTAGTCGGTGCCCACTACATATACGATGAAAACTACGATCTATATAAAGATCTAATCTCTGCAATAAAACGTGAAAACGTAGATAGCATCAGACTTATAGACAATCCAAATGATAACTCTGGAAGACTAAAATATAAAACTTTTGGCTTTTTTGAGGGTACAGAACTGGTCGCCACACAAAGCCTCCTATACCCAAACCTTGAGGGTATGATTGCTGCATACCAGTCAGATCCAACCTTTATAATAGAAGAGTTGTAGAATGAGCGAAGATAAAGAACTTACACCATGGCAAAAGTATAAGCAAAATCTTGGAGAAACTAGACCGTGGGATTTGCTAAACCCAAATACTGAATATGTATCAGACAAAGAGGCATCAAGAAGATATGCAATTTGCAGAGAATGTCCATTCTTCATATCAATTACAACTCAGTGCAAAAAGTGTGGCTGCCTAATGATAGGTAAAACTAGGATTGCAAAAGCGGAATGCCCAGAACATAAGTGGTAAAAGAAAACCCCCAGAATTAACTGGGGGCTTCTTTTTATTTACAGTGTATCTATTAGACTTCTATAACTAATCTTAGAATAGTTACCGCCAAATTGTTTTACCGATTCGATTCTAGTTACCTCGCCTTTTCTGGGAGCATGAATCATTTCACCATTACCGATATAGATACCAACGTGGTACGCCTGCTTTGAGCCAATATATTTAAATACGACTAGGTCTCCAGGCTTTGGGTTTTTTGTTTTTGTTCCAGCATCATCCTGCACAGATGCACGATGCTCTAGAGATATATTTAGTTGTTCATAGAACCACATTGTAAGTCCAGAACAGTCCCATCCAGCAGGGGTGTTGCCAGAAAAGACATACCAGGTTTTTCCAACGGTATTCTTCAGTTTGTTAACAACTGAATCTACCCTAACCCCATTATCAAGCAATGCCTCATTTCTAAGATATTCCTTGCTCATAAGAGTGGCAGTTGCCTTATACTCAAAGATTGAATTCAGGCTATGATCTGTTGAAACACTTTGTTTTATTTCTTTAGTTGTAGTAGCACCTGCAGGTGAAGAGCAGGTTGTTAATACTAGGACTGAGAGCCCTATTGCAGCAATTTTAAGATTCATTTTGCTACCTCCTTTTTATTCTTTTCGTAGTTACGGTCCTGTCACGACCTTGGCGACAATATTTTTATTAGTGCGATAGCAAAAAATATTGGTCTTGGATTGTCACGATTGTCACTTTGTTGTTACGCTGTTTCATCATATTCCTCCTTAACGGAAAGACTTCCTTGTTGAAGGGAAGTCGTCCTATAATTATACCAGTATTTGCTACTGAATACTAATAGAATAATTCGTGATATAATTAACCTTATGGCAACAGGAGAATCCCTCAATTTAGAACTACCGTATCCGTTAGAGTCGGACCCAGTAAACGTACACGGAGACATTAAGACACTGGTAGACCGACTAGACATCGTCCTTCCATCGGCATCATACGTTGAAATTCCTGTAATAAACAAGAGTGGATCATCTATCAGTGCAGGAACACCAATCTATGTAACAGGTCACGACGCAACAAACGTTGAGGTGGACTTTTTTACCCCAGATCTTCTAAGTCCAATCCTAGGTCTAATGAAGGCAGCCACAGCAAACGATGCTGTTGGAGTTGCAGTTATTACTGGAATTCTTTCTGGGGTAAATACATCTTCATACTCAGAGGGAGCAACATTGTATGTTGGAGAAAATGGCGGTCTGGTTTCTACCGTGCCAACTGGCGGTAGCCCAGCCGTAGGAATTGTGGCATACGCAGATGCTACCAATGGAATTATTATTATTGGAGCAAAGGGAAACCCAACCTGGGGCTCTTTGAAGTCTGGTCTTTAATCAATCGGTGGTATAATTTTAATATGGCTAGATCAAATGTATACGAGATGGGAAGCGTCCCTCCACAAATTATTTGGACCATTGTTCGTGGCGACACTGCATCATTTCGTGTCTACGTAACAGATGACGCAAAACTCCCACTGCTCCTAGAAGAGTGGACTATAAAGGCTGACATTAAGCGTTCTGGTACATTGATTGTATCCCTATCACCAGAACAAAAAGAAACAGATGGAGAAGGAGAGTTTACGGTTTCGCTGCTAGACTCGGAATCTGAACTGCTTGAGACTGGAGACATATTTGACATTCAGTTGTCAAACGACTCATATGTATGGACAGTTGCCCAGGGATCCATGAAGGTAATTGAGGACGTGACCGACTAATGATTAGGACTACTCTAACTAGAACAGAGTATCCAATTTTAAAAAGGTTGTCACAGTCTGAATATCCAAGAAAAGTAAAAATTTCTCAAAAATCTATTAAGGTAAAAGTCAACAATGATCTGCCATTTCGTGTTAAATTTTTGCCAGGCATTGTGACTGGATCAAGCCCAACAAATCCAGCACCAATTGGTGTCGCTATTGTTGGTGTGAATAATTATATTCTTTAATAACTGATATAATAGTTTATATGGCACGAACAACCCTTGCACAAGTAAAATCTAAGTTTGAATCTGGAGATAGACCTACTCAGGCTGACTATTTGGATCTAATTGATACCCTTGTGCAACAGGCTACAGATTTGGGTTCTTCTGGAAATAATGAGAGTTCTGTTAGTGGAATTGAAAATCCAACAACGGTAGACTCCTATGACTGCACTACCTGGCGTTTTGTCAAGTACATGGTTACAATTTCTAAAACATCCACAAGCCAGTTCTACGCCACAGAGATTTCTATACTTTTTGACGGCACAAATATTAACGTCACAGAGTACGGAACAATGGACAACGATGGGAATATGGGAACCATTAGCGTCTCTAGATCAGGAGATACAGTATCGCTTATTGTAACTCCTGGAGCAATAAAGCCAGTCACCGTTCGATTCGCTCGTATGGGACTTAAGGCATAATCTAAGGAGATAAAATGGCAACAGTAAACAAAGACTTTAGAATTAAAGCAGGTCTTGTTGTTGAGGGAGCAAATGCTACCGTTAATGGCGAAGACATCATTACCACAGGAAGTTCGACGGACGACCTACAAGAGGGCAGTACTAATCTGTACTTTACCGCTCAAAGAGCAGCAGACGCAGTAGCAGATGAAATCAGTTCGGCAGTATCTACAGCGGTAGATGCACTAACTACAGATGTTATTGAAGAAGGAACAACAAACCTTTACTTTACTAATGAACGTGCTCAGGACGCTATCGGCACCGCAATTGCAAATGGAACTCAGTCTGGTATTACAGTAACCTATGATGACACAGATGGTGAAATTGCATTCACAGTTGCTGACCAGTGGACAGGTAAAACAACCGATGACCTATCCGAGGGTGCAACAAACCTCTACTTTACTAACCAGAGAGCACTTGACGCAACTGCCTCTGCTTATGACGCAGCAGGTGCAGCATCTACAGCACAGGCTGCAGCAGAAAGTTATGCAGACGGCGTAGCAACTAGTGCAGAAAACGCTGCAAAGTTGTATGCTGATGGTCTTGCAGTTAACTACGATCCTGCAGGTTCTGCAGATGCAGCAGAGGCTGCAGCAAATACCTATGCAGACGGAGTTGCTCTTACAGCAGAAAACAATGCAAAGGGTTATGCAGATACAGTTGCTCTCACGGCAGAGCAGAGTGCTAAGTCATACGCAGACTCTCTTGCAACTAACTATGATCCAGCAGGATCTGCCCAGACAGCAGAAACAAACGCTGCATCTTATACAGATACAGCAATTGCAAACCTAGTTGACGGTGCACCATCATTACTTGATACCCTTAACGAACTTGCTGCAGCAATTAACGATGACGCATCATTCGCATCAACAATTGCTACATCAATTGGCGAAAAGGTTTCTAAGTCTGGCGATACCATGACTGGAGAACTTGTCCTTGCAGCAGACCCAACACAGGCTCTTGCAGCAGCAACCAAGCAGTATGCGGACTCGGTCGCATCCGACGCATACAATGACGCAATTGTAACTGCAGATGGAACTGCCCAGACTTATGCAAATACAGCCGAGAACAATGCAAAGTCTTACGCAGACACCAACTTTGTTAACGTTGCAGATCTTCCTGGACAGTTGGATGACTATGTTCCACTAACAGACAAGGGTACAGCAAACGGTGTAGCAACGCTAGACAGCAATGGCTTTGTTCCATCTTCACAGTTGAACATTGACGTATCTGGAGACATCTCTACAGCAATCAACGCACTTACAACATCAGACATTGAAGAGGGGACAAACCTATACTTCACTGATGAACGTGCAATTGATGCGGTATCAGCAGCAGATATCTATCCAAATGCAGTTATTGTTAACAACGTATCTAAGACTGTTGCAAACACCCAGTCTGTATCTACCGCTTCTACCGTCTCTGGTATCACCTGGGCAAAGGCAGACTACAAGTCTGCAAAGTTGGTAGTAAAGGCAGCAACTGCAACACATTCACAGGTATCTGAGATTATGGTTACCCTAGACTCTTCGGACAACGTAGCGATTACCGAATTTGGTATTGTTTACACCGACACAGAGTTGGCTACCGTTACCGCAGATGTTTCTGGTACTGATGTTCGTGTTCGTGTAACAACTCTAAATGCATCAACAACTGTAACTGTAGTTGGAACACTATTGATCTAAAACACCATTAGAATACCCCCCATGAAATACTGGGGGGTATTTTTAATTAATGGTATAATTAGAACTTAGGAGAGCATTTTGACGACATCAAACAAAGACTTTAAGGTTAAAAATGGCATTGCCGTAGCAGGTAGTGGTACTTTTGGCGGACCCGTAGTCGTTGGATCTCCTACAGAACTAAACCATGCAGTTACATTAGAGTATCTAGACGCATTACTGGCATCACTAAACATCACAAACGTAGATGGTGGAAACGTAGAAGGCGTTTCGGTGGTTGATGGTGGAGACCCAGACACAACAGTTTGGACTAACACCCTAGACGGCGGTAATGTTTAATAATTATGTTATAATTAATTTGTACGCATGGGTAGACCCCACTAGGAGATTTTAAAATATGGCACAAAGAATGCAGCAAAGAAGAGGAACTGCTTCTCAATGGACATCTGCTAATACCGTTTTGGCTGCAGGTGAGATTGGTTTTGAAACAGATACCAATCAGTTTAAGATGGGTGACGGAGTTACCGCCTGGTCTTCACTATCGTACTTTAAGAACTTTGAAGATCTAGATACTAGCGGATACATCAAGGATGAAGAGAAGGGTGCCAATAATGGTGTTGCTACTCTTGATGGCTCTGGAAAACTAACATCCTCACAACTACCAACAATTGATGAACTAGCACAAGATGCTATAAATACCGCAATTATTGCAGGTAGTGGAATCGTCAAGGATTATGACGATACAGCCAACCAGATTACAATTGCCGTTTCTGGCGACATCTCTACTACTCAATACGTAGACGATGCTATTTCAACACATGAGTCAGACACTACCAATGTTCATGGTATTGCAGACACCTCATTGCTAGTTACTACAACGGGATCTGAAACACTAACCAACAAGACGCTGTCTGCAGCAGATAACACCATTACTGTAAATCTTGCTGATGTTGTTGATGTTACCGCATCAGCATCAGAACTAAATATTCTGGATGGGGCAACTCTTACAACCACAGAACTAAACTACGTTGATGGAGTAACTTCTGCAATTCAGGATCAACTGGATGCCAAGGCTAATCTCTCTGGAGCAACCTTTACAGGCGATGTAACAGTAGAAACAAATGTTGTGGTTGAAGGAAATCTTACTGTTTCTGGAACAACCACTACAATAGACGTAACAAACCTAGATGTTACAGACCCACTAATCTATTTGGCTTCAAATCAATTCGATGCAGACGTGCTAGACATCGGTATCTTTGGTGCATACGGAGACTCAAATCCTGGTCACGCACACACAGGTCTAGTGCGTGACGCATCCGATGGCGGTAAGTGGAAACTTGTTTCTGGAGCAGCAGAACCGACAGCAAACGTTATTGACTTTACTGGAGTAACATACGACACTATCAAGGTCGGAGCAGTTGAGACTGCAGACATTACTGCTACAGGAGATGTAGACTTTTCTGCAGCAACTGTAACAGGCATTGATGCACTTCCGTCACAATCTGGAAACAATGGAAAGTATCTAACCACAGATGGCACAACTGCCTCATGGGCTACATTGAACGCCAGCCCAGCAATGGACGATCTATCAGATGTTGCCATTACGTCTGCAACAACAAATGATGTTGTTTATTACAATGGCTCTGGTTGGGTAAATAAAAATGTTGCTGCCATTCCAACAAATATTGTATCGGTAACTACTGGAAACCAGTCATCAACCGTTCACTCCCCACTGCTAGCCGATGCTGGCAAGGTTATTGAAATGAATTTTACTGGCACCAACTATATCGAACTAAGAGCAAATAATCAAGAGGCATTTCCTATTGGAACTCAGATAACTATTCTACAAACTGGTGTTGGACAGACAATCATTGGCACCAACGAAGAGGCAGTAGTTATAAACGCCACTCCTGGTAAAAAACTACGTGCTCGTTGGTCATCAGCAACGCTTCTAAAGCGTGACACTGACACCTGGGTAATTATGGGAGACCTTACAGCATAATGGCAGTATCATTCCTCGGTCAAGTAGCAGCATCAGTTAGAAAGCGTTTTATTGATACGTTTACAAGAACTAACACTTCTGGTTCGCTAGGCACTGCTACCGATGGATCTTCGTGGAATGCTACAAAGGGAACTTTTACTGTAGACACCAACAAGGCAAAGGCAGCGACTACCGATTACCAGATTGCAACTCAGTCAATGCCATATTCAAACGTTGACCTAAGCATTAAGTCTGTTACACAGGGTACTGGTGCAGCATTGTGGGTCACAGACTCTGGTAACTGGTGGGCAGTTGGCACAGATACAGGAGCAGGAGAATCTTGCAACTGTCAAACATGCTCTAACGCATCATACGATCCTGGATACTACTATGCTGGAAACACAAACTATGTTTATTCATGCCAGACATGCTCTAGTTATGGATGTAGCACATGCTACAATGCTTATACATGTCAGACATGCTATAACGCAAGCAATGCGATCTATTACTATCAGTCTTCAAACGGAGCCTGCATGATGCAGTAAGGGAAAGGTATAGAAAAATGGGAAGAACTTGTCTTATTGGTTACAACGCTAGCAATCCGTATTCGTGCAATTGTAGCGGAGGTAACGCCTACTCTTGTAACTGTTCAACAAATTATTACTCTTGTAACTGTGCCACTAACGTTTCTGGGTATAACTCTGTCTATGTTGCACCATCATATTATGCAGGATATACCTATAGTTGTAACTGTCAAACATGCTATCCAATTTACATAAGAGTAATCCAGTCAGCAGCATCTGTGATAAGTACAATAGCGACATGGACACTAACCGCCCTAGCACAATCATTGAGAATCAAAACAAACTCAAATCAGATTACCGTTCAGGCATTTTCAGACGACAGTCTGGTAACTCAGATTGGATCAGACCTAGTATATACTGGTTCTGGTGTAGTGGTAACATCAAACTATGGAATTGTAGTTTATCCATCTTCAACTTCTCAGGGTACCACCCTAGGAACAGTTGAGATTAATAAAAACTAATATATAATATATACAGGAGGAAAATATGTCAGAAAACTTACCAATAGTACCGACACTAGATAGTGCGGTTCCAGTACCAAGAAACAACGACTATGACCTAGCAATGGTCATTGATGGCGTAGTTTATGAGGTCATGAACGTAGATGGAAAGTCTGCAGCCAGATTCTTGGCACAGCCTACCTTTGTTCAGGTCGCAGCAAACTCAGTGTTTCCTGGATGGGTCTACGACTCAGGCACTCAAACATTTTCGCAGCCATAGTAGTGTGTGATATAATCATATAGAGGAGTTCTATATGAAACTAATACACTTTTTTGCTAAAAAAGAATTTGACGATTTAGGTCAGCCTTTACCGATGAAAAACGTTCTACCAGATTGGTGGAAAAACGGTGAGGCTGATCTTTCGTCTGGTGAAGCAGGAATGAAGAAATGCATCCCATTCCTAGACGTAATGCTAAGTGGGTATACGCTTACCACACCAATTGATATTTTTGTATCTAAAAAAGAAGATGGATCTGTCCACGTATCGTGGAATGCAGAAAAGGGTCTTGCAGATTTTGTTGGAGACAGACCAGAAGAGTTGGGGAGAACTATTCCTAGACCAGCAGGTCACCTAGATACGCACTTTGTCTTTAAGGGTTTTTGGGGTTGGAAGGTTCCAAAGGGATACTCTGTACTAGTTACCCACCCATTTAATAGATTTGATCTACCATTCACAACAATGTCAGCACTTATGGATAGCGACGAATTTTACCCACCAGGAAATATTCCGTTTTTCCTAAAGGACGGCTTCGTTGGTGTCATTCCTGCAGGAACGCCGTTTGCACAACTGCTACCAGTAAAGAGAGACTCCTGGAAGATGATTGATAACAATCAGGGACTTATGGATTACCACCACATCCACAACGTTGTTAGAAAGCCAGGTAACTCATATAAGAAACTTATGTGGCACCGAAAGGAATACAACTAATGGCTAAGAAAAAGTTTGAAGAGAAAGATCATCTGCACAAGCATCAGCACAGCGATGGACCAGTCGTTATGTCTACGCTAGATCTTATCAAGTTGCTTCTTTTGAATAAGTTTGCTTTTGGACCAAAGGATCCAGTAGAGGATGAAGAGATTGAAGTGCTTAGAGAGCGAAAGACTCCAAAGAATGTTTCCATAAATCACATTGCCGTAATCTTAGACGGTCAGGTGCAGGAAGTTATCCGTGCAGAAAATAGGCTAGCAGCACTACTTCTTAGCGATCCAGAATTTGTGGAATTCGACGTTCACCAACAGGTTATGGTTGGAGACTATTTTTCAGACGGTAAATTTATAAAAGGAGATTTAGATGGCAAAGAAGATTAAGTTTTACTCCACTAACACAAAGTTTGAACTAGAAAAGCCAGTACCAGCATCAAAGGCAGTTCCTCAATGGTTTAGGAAAATGAAAAATGTCAAAGATCACAACATGACAATTAAGAGATGTGTTCCAGTTCTAGATGCACTGACATCTGGCTATATGATCACTCTGAATGCTGACATGATCTGGGATAACGAGTCTGAGTCATTCCTGACTAAGTCAAAACTCCCTATGAACTCAGATCACATGCCAATGCAAACAGAAGACATGGATATCTCGGATGACCTTGCTCCACAGCCACACAAATGGCTAAACTATTGGTACATAAAGACACCACCAGGATACAGCACACTCTTTGTTCACCCACTCAACAGAACAGACCTACCATTCCAAACAATTGCTGGTGTCGTGGATACTGACAAGCATCCAACTCCAGTAAACTTTCCATTCTTCCTAAAGAAGGGTTTCTTTGGCACTATTCCTGCAGGAACTCCGATAGTTCAAGCAATACCTTTTAAGAGAGATGACTGGAATGCCAAGATTATTGATCAAGGCAAGTCATACTCTTATCCAAAAGCATTTGAGTCCTTTAACCCACCTTTTGCGTGGTATAAGCGTAAGTGGTGGACAAGAAAGAGGTACTCTGTAGATAATACAAAAGAGGTAAACCTACATGACGAGCAATAAACTTCCAAAAGTTCCAAAACTTGTACCACCAACAAACGCAGAGCCAAAACTTAAGCCTGTCAGACCGTGGGACCTATTCAATAAAAATAAAGAGCGTGTTTCAAAAGACATTAAAGATGAAAGAATGTCTATATGCGAATCATGCCCATTCTTTATTCAATCAACAAAACAGTGTAAAAAGTGTGGATGTCTTATGCACTTAAAAACACAACTTGCAGATGCATATTGCCCTATGGGAAAGTGGCACCAAGTAGATCCTTCTTTTAAGGAATAAGACTAGTAAGTATGGTAGAATTGACTAGGAGATCTCATGCCTAGTCAATCTAACATTTACGCTGAAAAAGTTTACAGCGAACACCCAATATCTTTATGGTCACTGGATGACCAACTTGACTACGTTTCATATATCTCGGAAGAAAATCGTGACGTGTCTACATGGACTGCATCTGGAAATGACGTAGACATTTCGTTGTCCACATTGAACATTGGACAAAAGTTTTCTAATGGGCTCTACAAGATTGTTGCAACCAAGACAGAACTAGAAAGTTTGTCTGAATTTCGGCTACTTAGTCAAAATATTGTAAATCTGGGAGACCTTGACGACACCCTGTCAACCTTCTCCATAGGCTCATACTTCTACTCAGATACTGAGTATGTTAAAAGCATTACTATAGGCTATAGGTATGTTGAAGAAATAACCAATCAGAATGTCGATGTCACTAAAACGTTTGAGACAAACATCAGTAAAAACTGGATATATCTTGCAGAAACGTTCGACATCCCAAACTACACTAGCAACATTCAACTGATAATTGACATCAAATACTACGACAGCGAAGATCCACAAACAGAGTACACCTTTTATGTAAATGGACTAAGTCTTGGTCAATGGTCAGAAGAGTTCCAATCAGAATCTCTAGGACTGTCGTACAAGAGCGACGGCAGTGGCGAGATTATCGACTTTCCAACTGACATCTCTCTCGATGGTGCAACACAGGCAGTTATAGCCTCTGCCTATGGATTGCAGGACAACAGGGGATATTACCTAGCCACACAAAACAAGATTTACGCAAAAAACTCAGGTTTGCCAATGGTATTTGGCTCTGCAAACGTAACATCATTGATGTATAACGAAGCCCTACCATCGCTGATTGTTCCAGGAGAAGGATTTTTGAATAGCGTAGGTAAGTATAACTCCTACACATTCGAAGCATGGATGCGGATAGACTCAATATCGGTAGAGGCTCACAGAATTTTTGGTCCACTCGGATCTTTGGATGGTGTCTACGTAGATAATGAAAGAATTTATTTAAAGATATCTGACACTATCAAGTCTGCCACGGTAACTGAGTGGGGAAGACCATCGTTAGTTCACATCAAGTATACTCCAAACAATGTAGCCTTAGTAATGAATGCACAGGAAATCGTCTCTATTGACATAGATGCAGAAGCCCTATACCTTCCAGAGCAAACAGACGCATTTGGTAGAAGCCAAGACTGGCTAGGGTTCTACGCCTCAGACGACGTGGCTATTGACGTTGATTGCGTTGGAGTGTATCCATATGAAGTAGACAAGACAATGGCAAAAAGAAGATGGGTCTATGGTCAAAACGTAGAATACCCAGAAAACCTAAACTCGGCATTTGACGGTAAGACAATTGCCATAGATTATCCTAGAGCAAACTACACAACAAACTTTGTTTTTCCCAAAAACAGTGCATGGTCTAGAGGTATTTCAGAGAACCTATCATTTGCAAATAATTCTATATCTTCGCCAGTCTACTCTTTGCCAGATGTAGTTCTTGAAAGCGGATATCCATCCACATGGCTTGTAGATCAGCAAGACTGCCAGTTCGAATCCGACATGTATTTTAGAATGAAGCCAAATTCAAATTGGCAAGACGTTGACGGGTATTTGTATCTAGATAGTTTGTCTTTTATTAATAAGCCAGTTCGTGCATTGTATGGAATTTTTAAATCGGTTCAAGATGTATCCTCAGAAGAGGTACTATTAAAGTTGAGGGATAAGACCAATGGAAACTCCCTATCTATAACTGTTCTGGGAAACTCTGTCAAGTATAGTCTTTCATACTTTGGTACCGAAACAGTTATAAAGTCGGTAAGCGTTGCAACTATTGGTGAAATGTTTGTTGCTGGTATAGACTTTAAAAAAGTGTCTTCTGCATTTGGACAGAGCCTAGTATCATTCCTTTCAAATCAGAACAACCTAGAACTTTTTATTTGTGGAGACTCCCAGCACGGAAGAGTCTTCTCTGGAAATGTTTATAACATCAGTATATCTACCGACAGGAATGCTAGAAGTATTGGATATATGTTCGGTGGCGACGGTATCGCCATAGACAAAGACTCATTCCTAGAGATTGCATACGATGCAGGAAGCACATACTTTGGAAACAATCCAGACTACTGGTCAGCACTGCTAGATGGCGGAGACCCATACTCAGTAACCTCAGACGCATTCTTTGCCCACACGGCAACATACAAACTATATGCAAAAACATTCTTTGACGAATACAGACTTGACATTGCTACTTCTTCTACCTGGGAAGACTTTGTTCCATTGTCAAACTTTGCTAAGTATGTCCAGGACGGCACTGAGGCAAGTTATTATGATCTAGACTTTTTGCAATTCAACATTGGTCACCCTGCCCCAGGAAAATTCATAGAACAAAAGACAAAAGATGGTGCATGGACATATGCCGAACTTCAAGCAGAATATAATACTCCAGTTCAGTATTCTTATGCAGAATTAGACAACGAACTATTTAGCGGATTTGCGTCCTACGGAGACTTGCAAAAGAAAACAAGAACTCAGTATGTGTACGATACAGAAAACCTTTCAGTTAGAACATACGTTACTTTTCAGTCGCTCTCTGGTGGTGCGAACACAACACTTGAGTCATACACAAATACAGAGCGAGTCGGTAGCAACAATCTAGTAAAGGCTGGTGACGAGTGGATAAATACCAAATATGAAGTAATTGACGGTACAGTTATATATCCACCGAAGTCTGTAAACTTCTATGACCTAGCAATTGTTGTTCACGTGGAAATGGTCGCAGATGGAATTTTGACCAAGCCAGTAAGGGTAACCACAATAGATCTAACTTCCCAAGCACTTGACGTAAAGTCTCCAAGTCCAATAGGAACCAAGTTTGGAATTCCAATTTATCCATATACAAAGAACGGCATCTACTTCAACTATAAGGCAGTAAATCCATTCAAGATCTATAAGCAGAGTACGCCGTACCTATTTTTAAATAGAAGTTCTGGAATCGAACTTGTTGGAGATTTCGAGCCATTGGTAAACCGTGGTCTCACAGTGCCATTAAACCCTAGGGCTTCGTCAAAGTTTAGCGTGTCCGCTATGCAAATGCTTTTTAAATATAGCAAAGATTACTTTCCGTATTCGTCCACCCCAATCTTTGAGATACAATCAAAGAATTCTTACATAAAGTTCTATTTGGTAGCAACTCAACCAGACGGAAAGAGAGCCAAAATCTATGCAATCAACTCCGAGACTGGTCTAGAAGAAAACGGAATAGCATTTTATATTAATGGAAAACTAGTCAAGAGTCCTACAATTACCGTTAAAGAGTGGGCAATGCTTGGAATTTCTTTTGCCAAAAAACTTAGTCTAGATAGTTATTCTGGAGCCTTTAGGCTTAATGGTCCAATTATGGTTAACCACATGTCCTACTACCAGTCAAGTGGATTGCAAGAAAAGATCTATACAGCATTTAGGGTTTGGGATCGTGTTAAGGAAAACATTGCGTCTGAAAGCCTGGACTGGACATTCTGGAAGGGCAGCATTCTTGCTGGTCAAACATACTCCTGGAACAATGTTCTAGTGATTGGAACAAACAGTTTCTTCGGAGTCAGCCTACCTAACATATATAAGACGTATACAGGAACAAACAAGATAGTCTTTGACGATAATAGCGGAATTGCGTTAAGTGGATACAGATTTAGAACCTATAGAAAACTATCTCAGACCACATTTACTAAGAAGCCATCATAATATGGTATACTAGTGGTTATGAATAATGAAAAACCACGCTTTCCTGGTCAAATTGGTGACTCAAAAGTAACAGTATTAGACAAGCAGTATGAATGGGGCATCTATGTTTGGATCAAGGCAAACGGAAAGCCATTTACAGACGGTCATGGTAGCGTACTAAACATCCCATCTCACAGAGGCGACGGTATTCAGATAGAAAAACTTAAGAGAGAAGCAGCATACCTAGGTCAGCCCGATGGTCGTGCCGAGTTCTATCCAGGTATGGCAAGAATTTCAGAAGAAGAGTATTCTGAGCAGGTAGACAGAATGAAGAATGGTCTTATTCCAAACCTTAACGATCTAGGTGCTGTACAAGCAGCGAAAGATACTATCGCAATGTATGGAGATGAAGAGTAATGTCAGAGCACTATATCCGTGACCTTGGGCTAGACGAACTGCAAAAGCAGGATGACACCTTTAAGGCACAAGACCCATTCAATCGTTCATGGGAAGAACTTAAGGGATTCTCTGGTATTGAGAAAAACTTTAAGCGTAGAACAGACAGAATCGAAAAGGCTAACAATGACTCTGTCGTAGAGAGCACCCTACAGTACAACAATGTTGACGTAACCTCACTAGGCTACCAGGACAGTGCTTTGGCTGTACGTGGCGGTATCAATGGAGCATCTTCAAAGGAAATTAATCCAGGTAAGGTATACCGCAATGGATATGGTCTATTCGACGTAATTACCCCACCATGGAACCTATACGAACTGTCAAACTATTACGACAGATCATTTGCTAACCACGCAGCAATTGATGCTAAGGTAGAAAACATTGTTGGTCTAGGATACGACATGCAGGCTACCCAGAGAGTCCTAATGGCTCTTGAGGCATCTGACAATCCATCTGCAACAGACAAGGCACGTAAGCGTATAGAACGTGCAAAGGTAGAGGTCAAGGAGTGGTTCGAATCACTTAACTCTGACGAGTCAATGACATCAACCTTTATGAAGGTTTGGACAGACTATGAGTCTACTGGAAATGGATATCTAGAAATTGGTAGAACCATTACTGGAGAGATTGGCTATGTAGGTCACATCCCTGCTACAACAATGCGTGTACGTCGCTTGCGTGACGGATACATCCAGATCATTGGAAATAAGGTTGTTTACTTCCGTAACTTTGGTGCAAAGAACGTAAACCCAATCACAAATGATCCACGACCAAACGAAATTATTCACATTAAGCAGTACTCGCCATTGAACTCTTTCTATGGAGTCCCAGACATCCTTGCTGCTATTGGGGCATTGCAGGGCGACCTGCTTGCGTCACAGTACAACATTGACTACTTCACCAACAAGGGTGTGCCTCGCTATATCGTAACTCTTAAGGGTGCAAAACTTTCAGAAGAGGCAGAGGACAAGATGTTCCGATTCCTACAGACAAGCCTAAAGGGACAGAACCACAGAACTCTATACATTCCACTTCCAGGAGACTCAGATACCAACAAGGTTGAGTTTAAGATGGAGGCAGTCGAAAGCGGTACACAAGAGGCATCGTTCAACGAATACCGTATCCGTAACCGTGACGACATTCTAGTTGCTCACCAGGTACCTCTATCAAAGATTGGTGGCGGTGACTCAGCAGCCATTGCTGCAGCACTAGCACAAGACCGCACATTCAAGGAGCAGGTAGCCAGACCAGCACAACGCAACCTTGAGAAGGTACTTAACAAGATCATCAAAGAGAAGACAGACATTGTTGAACTCAAGTTTAATGAACTGACCCTGACAGATGAAATTGCACAGTCACAGATTATCGAGCGTTACGTTCGTAATCAGGTTATGACTAGAAACGAAGCACGTGAAGTTCTTGGTCTTCCACAGATGGAAGAGGCAGACGAGTTTCTTGAGTTGAACGCAAGACAGGCTGCAGACGCTACAGCAAACACAGCACAGACCAGACAGAGGGACGCAGAGAGAAGTTCAAACTCTTCGGACAACTCTGCAACGGTTGCTGGTAGAAATCCGAAAGGTGAAGGACGCTCCGTTCAATAAATGTGTTATAATAAAGTAACAAAGTTTAAAAAGGGCTCTATAATTAACTAGTATGACTATTTCAAAAGCACATTGGGACACTGAAGGCGAAAACGTTCGCCTATCAATGCCGTTCAGCAAGGTTGATCAGGAACGTCGCATCGTTTCTGGCTTCGCCACGCTTGACAATGTTGACAGACAAAAAGACATTGTTACAGCAGAAGCCTCTATGAAGGCTTTCTCTAAGTTCCGTGGGAACATTCGTGAAATGCACCAGCCACTAGCAGTAGGCAAGATGGTAGCGTTCAGAGAAGACAAGTATTTTGACCCTGAGACCAAGAAGTTCTATTCTGGTGTTTATGTTTCTGCATACGTCTCAAAGGGTGCACAGGACACCTGGGAGAAGGTACTTGATGGTACCCTTTCAGGTTTTTCAATTGGCGGTAGAATGAATAAGTACGAAGATGCTTATGACGAGAAGATGGATTCTCCTATCCGTATCATCAAGGAGTACGACCTGATGGAACTATCATTGGTTGACACTCCAGCAAATCAATTTGCAAATATCCTATCTGTTCAAAAGGTGGATGGCGTAGACACCATCAAGGGTGATGTTGCTAACGTAGAAATTGAAAACGTATTCTGGGATCCAGAATCTGGAGTTGTTAAGATTTCAGAGAACGAGGTTGAGGTAAGCCCAGCCACAGGAAACCAAATGCAAAATATAGGTTTTGTCGAAAAGTCAGATAATGAAAAACTAGACATGATAAAGTTCTTAGTTGACAGTGCTAAAGGCATTAATACTAAGATGAATAAGGAGGCTAGTCCTATGAATGAAACAACAAACGAAGTAGCAGTTGAAGAAACTGTTGCAGTTGAAGAAACACAGGTCGCTCCAGAGGCAGATGCTACAGAGGAAGCAGTTGAGGCACCAGCCGAGACCGTAGACGCTGTTGAATCAGCAGTTGAGAAGGCAGCAGATGCTGACGAGGACGACGTTCCTGGTACTGAAGTTATGGAAGAATCAGAAGATTCTGACAAGGACGAGATGACCGAGAAGTCGGAGACTGTTGAAGAAGTATCTAAAGCAGATGCTGTTGCTGAATCAGTAGCAGAGATCAAGAACACTCTAACATCAGCCTTTAGCGATCTAGCATCAACCATCAAGTCTCTACAGACTCAGGTTGATGAACTAAGCAAGTCTGTGGATTCCGTAAAAAATGAGGTAACGGATTCAAAGCAGATTTTCAATGAATTTGGAAAGAGAGTGGACGCTGTTGAGGCAGACACCGCTTTCCGCAAGTCTGGCGATCTAGGCGAGATCGTACAGGAAAATGAACCAGAACAGGTTCAGAAATCCCTATGGGACGGTCGTTTCCTCAAAACTGCCGATCTATTTAGATAACAAAATAAAAATCACTCAGGAGGTGAACAATATGTCGGAAGAAATTATTAAAAATCAGCCAGGAACATCTGGTAACCTAGGCGGAACCGCCCCAGGTCTTTACCAGGGTCAGGGTGCATTTGCATCAGGTTCAGAAGATGGTACCAACGTTCCAGGTAACTATACAACCGCTGGTGCAATTGGAAACATTCCAACCGCACTGACAGGTGTAACAAATGGTGCAAACGCTGTCAATCCTTCGGGAGAAGCAGGTAGCGGTATCCTTCGTCCAGAACAGGCAAGACGTTTCATTGATTACGTATGGGATGCTACTGTACTCGCCAAGGATGGTCGCCGTGTGACCATGAGAGCAAACACTATGGAACTTGAAAAGGTTAACGTAGGTGAGCGTGTAATTCGTGCTGCTACTCAGGCTGTTGGTGACTACACCAACGCTGGTGCAGCATTCACAAAGGTAGAACTTACCACCAAGAAGATTCGTCTTGACTGGGAAGTTTCTGCAGAAGCACTTGAAGACGGTATTGAAGGTGGTGCTCTAGAGGATCACCTAGTACGTCTTATGACAAATGCATTCGCAAATGACATTGAGGATCTAGCAATCAACGGTACTGGCGACAGTGGCGATGGTGCATTCCTTGGTATCATGGATGGTTTTGTCAACAAGGCAAAGACCAATGGCGATGCTCACGAGTCAGTAGTAACTGTCTCAGGCAACGCTTGGACTCCAGATGTTATGCAGGACATTATCTTGGCTATGCCTCGTAAGTACCGTGCACTTAAGTCTAACCTTAAGTTCTACGCAGGTACTGATGCATTCCAGGGTATTATCAAGCACAACGGTACCCTTGCAGACGCAATCGCAGAAGCATTTGCTGGTACTCCAGCAGGTACTCCAGCAAACCGTCAGGCATACCTTGACGGTGCAGGTCAGACATTCGGTGGAGCACGTACTACTCGTGTTCTAGGAATTGACGTGCAGGAAGTTCCTTACTACCCTGCAGGTTACGTTGACCTAACATTCCCTCAGAACCGTATTTGGGGTTTCCAGAGAGACATCACTGTAAACCGTGAATACAAGCCGAAGAAGGACACAATTGAATACACAGTATTCGTCCGCTTTGGTGTACAGTGGGAAGAAGAGGATGCAATCGCATTCGCAGACGCTGGTGCAGATTCGTAATCTGTAACACCCTTTAAGAGGGGGCAGGGCTTCGGCTCTGCCCTCTTTTTCATTATAATCTGTTATAATTAATATTTAGGAGGTTCTTATGTCAGATGAACTAATTAATGAAGAAGAGCAATTTCTAGCACTACTCGCAGAAGAGGCAGAAGAGATTGCAGCGAAGAAAGAGGCGGAAGCCACTGAAGAAGTCGCAGAAGAAAAAGAAGAGCCAGTACTTGTAGAAGAAAAGGTTTTTGACGTAGCAGAGGAAAAGCCTGCAAAGGCTGCAAAGACTGAAAAGAAGTTGGCAGAGAAGACGGTAGCCCTTTTGTCTACAAGAAACGTAAACTGGAATGGCGTTGGTTCTGTACAGGTTGGTTACAACATTGTTACTGAAGAGCAGGCAGAAAAGTGGCTTACTCGTAACCACATTACTCTTGCAACACCAGAAGACGTTGCCAAGGGGTACGGTCTATAAATGGAGATTTTGAGAGTTCCACCATATCCAATTA